GGCTTCTCTTACCGCTCAAATGACCGAAGCTCAGAAGAAGATGCACGAGTCTAATATGCTCCAGACTCAGGCATTCGCTGAGGAGGAAACTCAGAAATTCGAGGCAATGAATCGCAAGTATTGGTCTGACCCTAAGCGGAAGGCCAAAGACTTACAGTCAATGCGCAGGACTGGCTTATCCGCCGGTTTTGCGGAAGAGGAATTGTCGCAAGTGTACGACAGCAGGATGCTCCAGGTTCTTCTGAAAGCATCCAAGTACGATCGAATGATGGCTGCCAAGCCTAAGCCAATCGTTCGCCAGCCGCAAGGCAAGCCGATACCTCCGGGGGCGGGAAGCGCTAGGTCGCGCACGGCCCAAAGGGGAGTCACTTCGGCGATGAAGAGGCTCAATCGCACCGGGAGCGTCGAAGATGCTGCCGTTGTATTTGATCAGATTCTCGCAAAAGGATGACCCCCCATGGCTCAAATTACGAGTGCCTTCAGCACTTACGCTGCGAAGGGCAACCGAGAGGACCTTTCGAACTCTATCTATAATATCGACCCCTTCGATACACCGATCCTTTCGATGTCTCGTCGGCGCAACGCAAAAAATCGGACCTTCGACTGGCAGACCGAAAACCTGCCCAACGTTGATCCGAACAACGCCCAAATCGAAGGCTTCGAGCTTATCCGCTCGGTTGCTACCCCAACGGTTCGGTTGACGAACGTCGCGCAGATTTCGAAGCGCGATGCCACTGTCACCGGTTCGCAGGAAGCTGCGGATGCGGCTGGCAAAGGCTCCGAAATGGGCCACCAGATGGCGATGGCCTCCAAGGTCCTCAAGTCGGACATGGAATCCATCATGTCGTCTCGGCAAGCCCGCGATGACGGCGCTGACCCGAACACCCCTCGCAAGACCGAAGCCATCGCGCATTGGATTGGCCGTGCTAAGGACAAGCTCGGCGCAGTTGCCGGTGCCGTCATTGGCGTTACTGCTGGTCTTCCGGTTCTCGCCACCGACGCTTTTGCTGCCGTTGCTGGTGCTTCCCAAGTCGCAATGACCGAACAGATGGTCGGTGATGCGATGCAGAAGGCATACACCAATGGTGCGTCTCCGGACAACATGATTGTTCCCCCGGCGGTCAAGCGGACTGTTAGCACCTTCGAAGGCCGTGGCATTTCGCAGGTTCTCGTCGGCAAGACGGAAGTAGTTGCGACGGTGGACATCATTGCCACCGATTTCGGTCGCGTAAAGGTGATGCCGTCTCGGTGGATTCCTGCCGACGTTGGCTTCATCCTCGATGCCGACTTCCTTGCAACCGCGTTCTACCGGAACTTCCGGTCGTACCCGATCGCGAAGATCGGTGACGCGGAAACTCGCATGATCCTCGCCGAGTGGGGCGTGGAAATGCGGAACCCGTTGGCTCACATTTTGTTCAACGGCATCAAGCAGGGTGCGGTTATCACCACGTTGATGAACCCGGCTGCTCTCGCGGCGTCTCAGGCTCCCCATAGCCCGGATGTTACCACGTCCGACGCTAAGGCCCACCCGCACCAGAAGCTGGATAAGTAACTCACGCCCAAACTTCCCGCGCTCCGAAAGGGGCGCGGGCTTTTATGCATCCAAGGGAGAAGTATATGCCTTCTAAATCGAAGAAGCAAGCGAAGCTTATGGCCGCCGCTGCCCATAATCCCAAGTTCGCTAAGAAAGCTGGGGTTCCGGTTGGAGTGGCAAAAGAATTCAACCAAGCGGATAAACGCAAACGAAAGAGATAATGCCCAAGATTCCGGGATTAACTCTAACTGGTATAGAGAATTTGCTTAAGAAGCTGCCTCTTATTGGCGGTTATCGAGGGCATGCTTCTTCCAACGCCGCGATCCAAGATAATGCTAAAACGATGGGGACACATTTTACCACATCGCCGAATACTGCTGCCCAAAGTTCTGTGTGGGAACCTACTTCGGGTAATTTGACTCCTTTTGCGCGCCCAAGTACCTCGCCGGTCGTTGCTGACATTAAAAATCCGATGACGTTTCCAACTAGCCCCACTGATTGGAGGGACCCGAACTCTGTGCTCGGCCCTGTTCAGATGGGCGCGGATATGGGGATGGAATTACCATTCCCTAAAGGAATTTTAAGCGAAATGGAAAGATTAGCTTTAGTGCCTGGGAGGTTCGAAAAGGATCTTATACCTACGCTTAAAGAAGGGGGCTACGACGCTATTAAATACCCTGGCTCTGTTGGTGACTTTAGACTTCCAATGGGCGAGCCAAATTCGTATATGGCGTTTGACCCCAAGCAGGTCATGCCGAGATTCTCGCCGGAAGGTCAAGAGGCAATCAAATCGCGAGGGGTGACAGAACCGCCTAAAGGATTACTTTGGGATGACTCTACCCGAGTTTGGAATACTCTGCCGGATAAAATGAAGGCTACTATTGAGTGGGTACAACAAGACCCAGGGGCGCTTGGGTCACTCCCGATGGCCGAGAGAAAAGAAGTTATGAAATTGTTGACTAGGTTACGGGGAGAATAATGGAAGGCCTTTTAGCCAACCCAGACCTTGGAATGGACCCGTTCGAGGCAGCGGCTCGAAGGCTTCGTAGGCCGTATCAAAATTTGCCCCCTCCTGGTTCTAGTAATATGGGGGTGGTGGCCGACGCTCTTATACCGAAAGAACCATGGGAATACGCTCTCGCGGCAACTGGCCCTGGCGGCAGAATTGCTTCTATGCTACCCAAGGCTATGAAGGGGGGCCTTTTAGCTCTTGGCATTGGTAGCACGGCTTCTGAAACCGAAGCTGGGCCTGCAGGTATTGTCAAAAAAGGGCTTAGCCTCGCTTCAAACCCATTCCAGAAACCCCCTCCTCTGGTTGCTGTTGGTCATGGAACTGCTAGTCCGGCGGAATACGCTAGACCAAAATTACCCCCTCCGGAGCATGATCTTGGTATCCATTCAACCATCGATCCTAGTATAAGTAGTGGCTATTCTAATAAACAAGTTCCCGAAGGAACTGTGGATTTTATGAGCGGGTTGAAATTCGGTGATCCGGGAACCGCCGAACCACGTATTAAGCCATTCTTGATGGATGCGCAAAGCGCGCTAAAGTATCCGCAGGATGCTATTAAGTGGAATGACCCCGATCGGGTTATAGAACATCTTGAAGAAAGTATGCGACGTGGATTTTCTGCTCCTAGGGGGTTGTTGTCGGATATGTATAATATAGGTGGAACAAAGAAAACTTGGCAGGATCAATTTGTCCCAATGCTTCAAGATAAAGGGTATGATTCTATATGGTATCCGCATTATTCTGATACTGCGGGAACTAGTCCGTACAATACGTTTATGGCATTTGATCCGAAACAGATGACCCCTAGGTTCTCGCCGGAAGGTCAAGCACTTATAAAAGAACGCGGGGTAAAAGAAAAACCTAAGGTATCGGGTTGGGACCCGGATTCGGGGACGTTTACAGATATAGCTAGTTGGAGATTGCCGAAGGGTATTCTTAAACCGGAGGGGGAAGTAGAAAGCCTTGTAAAGTCGCACACGTTGAATACGCGTCCGTGGTGGGATGATCCAAATTCTTCCTTGTCTAAGATTGACGAGAAATTTAAGCAAAAGCAGGCAGAGGCCGAAAAGCAGTACAAAAAATGGCAAGCTGGAAATGTCCCAAGCTCTCCTGGTTATGGTATGAACGATGCAGCTGTCGAAAAATTGATGGGGCTAAACGAACAACTGGCTACAAAGCAGATAACCCCAACTGAGTATGATTTAGCATTCCACGAATTGAAGAACTCCAATGTGTATAAGTCACCCTTTGATCTTAAAATACACATGGCTGACCAAGAACAGTATAAATTACATGACCAGCTTAAGAAGGGTAAAATATCTGAGGCAGAATACTATGCTGAATACAATAAATTAGAAGCTAAGAAGGACGAGCATTTTGGCGGAATATTAGCTAATGCGCCGAAAAAGCCGATAGAAAATTATCCAACTGGCGTTATGGATAAGTATAAATCGTATAATGCTGATGAATTAGTTGCGGCACATAAAGCGGGTAAAATAAATGACGGGTTATACAAAAAATTATTAAATAATCTTGCAGATGAAAAAATTCCTGGGGCTAGTATCCAGGATAAATTAGGGTGGTTGAAGAAGATGAGTAAATCAACTGAGCCTAAGAATCCTGAATTGGGGTGGCTTAATGATTTAGGGAATTTATTTAGTCCATCGGGGGAAATAGTTGCAGAATCAAAGGAGTTAAAAAAGAGTATAGCTAAATTTATAAAGGATAAGAAGCTATGAATGCTATATATACTTGACAGCGAACTAAGGGTGTGCTACCATGACCGAACGCAAAGTAATATACCGGAATGATGGCGCTGTAAAGCGCACGATGATATGGGAAGACGATGCGCCTGAAATAGTGCACGTCCAGACAGAACAGGACCTTACGCAGGCTGTCGAAAATAATAAAATAATGCGCGAACTCCACCCTAGACGCTCGAACAACAAGTTGATCGCGCGAGGGGTGCCCATCCAAGTTGCTGAAAAAGCCATGTTAGAGGGCTGGGATGAGCAAGACTGGAAACGGTGGCTCAACGATCCTGATAACGCAGCATTTCGCATTTGGAAGGGCCGGGTGTAATGCCCACATTCCTGACGGACAAATGCAACGAAATTCGTAACTGGCTGGCTCTCGGGGACGACGTTTATCCGAACCCCGTAGTTACCGGCTGGATTCGTATGGCCGAGGAATATCTATCGACGGTTCTTCGTGTCAAGCACATGATCCAATGCGATACCTGCGAATTGGTCGAGGACCGAGTTCCGCTGCCGCTGGATTGGCAAGAAGTTCGGCTGGCGCGATTATCCGGATCAGGTGGAGTTCTCCGCTATAATACCCCCGATGACTTCTATAATCCGGAGTTTCCAGATGCTCCAGAATCTCCATATCCGGGCCGACACAATCGCTATACTATTGTTGGTAATTATCTTATTGTTGGCGGGGTCAGTAGCTCCGGCCTAAGGGTGGAGCTGACTTACTATCAAAATATCCCGCCGCTTACCGATGAAGCTGATAATTGGGCGAATAAATACCACTCCACTATCTACACCCTAAAAATTCTTCACATCGCTTCGCTATACTCTATTGAAGACGAGCGGGGCGCTATTTGGGATAAGGAAGTGGTGCGGGCTGTTGCTGACATGAACAACGCTCACCGTGTTGATAGGGCGAGCGGTTCTACCCTTGTTCCTGTAAGACGAAAGTCGTTTGGGTAATGGCTGTAAACGGACGAAAATATGGCCTCGGCAAGTATGGTGCCAACTCTTATGATCTTGGCGTTGCGCACGAATTGCCGCCGTGGATTCCGATACCGGAATTGCCGTCGGAAATATGGGTGCCAACGGTAGATGCGCCTCCGTGGTGCGAACAGCCGCCGTCTATGAGTGGGGCGGAAATATGGAGTCCAGTTGCAAGTGCCCCTAGTTGTTGGGGGGCTGAACCGGTGAATAATAAGGAAATGTGGAAGCCACTGACGATGCCATTTTCGGGTGCCAGCAATGGGTGACATGCTTACACCCCATCTTAAGTTGACGAAGCCTGACGTCGGGCATTCGGATGATACTTGGGGCGCGAAGCTCAATACCAACTTTGATATTCTGGACAGCGAGATAAACGGCATATCGCTTGTCCCTGGCCCTCCCGGTCCTCCGGGTTCAGATGGACCTCCGGGTCCTCCGGGTCCTCCGGGTCCTCCTGGAGGAGGTGGGGGTGGGGCGGAAGTTATTATAAGTGATACCCCTCCTCCTGACCCAACGCCAGGTACTCTCTGGTTCGAAAGCGACACTGGCGCTACTTATATTTGGTATGATGACGGCGATTCTGCTCAATGGATATACGTAAGTGATACGACCGGAGGGCCTCAGGGCGAACAGGGTCCCCCAGGGCCAGAAGGACCAGAAGGGCCTAAGGGCGACACTGGTGATCCGGGTCCAATAGGGCCGCAAGGTATTCCAGGACCAGAAGGGCCGATTGGACCAGAAGGTCCTCCAGGCACAGGAGGGGGCGGCGGAACTACTATCCTTGATGGTGATGTTCCACCAACTGCTGCTATCGGTGAAGGCGGCGATTATTATCTCGACACAACGACTGACACGCTCTATGGCCCCAAGCTGGAAGGAGGGTTGGAGCCAGAACGCTACATGACGGTGCCCCTTGCTCCAGGCGGAGGTGGTACCGGTACTGTTGAAATAGGCAGCGCTTTCAAGGTTATTTTTCCGGGTCTTATTACTGGAGCGCGGTTTTGGCGGGCTGCAACTTCCGACCCAAATCGACAGCTTAAACTTTATAACGACACCACGCAGACGCTGCTCGCAACGTCCAATATGTCAGAGGGTAGTACAATTGGGTGGGTCGAAGTATTGTTCCCTGTGCCGGTTTCGGTTTTGGCCAATGCTGTGTTAACTATTGTTTACCCAAATAATTACGTTTATGCAGGTGTACCGCCTCTGACCGACCCCTCTTATACAACCTTTATGGGTTCACGGTTTGCATTTGGCGCTGGTTATCCAACCAATACCGATGGTTCATTTTATTACGCTGATCTATATTGGCAGCCTGCGGTCGGCGAAGTTTGGCCGGTTGCAATGGCAAGCGGTGGCGGGGGTGGTGGAACTACTATTTTACACGGCGTTGGTGTGCCTGACGATGCGCTTGGTGTCGAAGGCAACTATTACATCGACGAAGCCGGTAACCAGATGTACGGCCCGAAGTCAGCTGGCATTTCTTACGGCGATCCGCAGAATGCGTACCCTCCCGGTTATACACCAAACCCTGGTTTTAGTCATTCGACCATCGAGGTTCACAGCTTCGTTAAGGTTATTAAAGATGGTCAAATAACAGCCGTCAATTTTTGGTACGACAACGCAACTACGCAGACCTCCTTCAAGGTAAACGTCTGGTCAACGGTTGGCGGAACAGCAGGAACACGTCTCGGGACAGCTACGCTTGCAGGGGTATCCGGCGCGACAGGCTGGAGAACAGCCATGCTGGAGACGCCGGTAGATGTCATCGCGCTCGATGTGGTTTGCGTCTCTGTCGGCTTCACCAACGCCTACTCACGCAAGGACGGCGATCCTTACCCGGTCACTAATGGCGGCGACATAAGCGCTACGTTGGGTGGCTATGCCATTGGATTGGATGCTTACCCTGGCGCGGCTGCTTCCACCGCGATTAACTTCTTCGTCGATGCTATCTTTAGGGAGGCGATCAGCCTCGCGTGGCCGATGGCCGTCGATGGTGATGCTGGAAGTGGCGGCGGTGGTTCTACCGCGTGGGCCGACATTACTGGCAAGCCTTCGACGTTCCCACCATCGGCTCATGTTCATCCGATAAGTGACGTAACCGGATTGCAGACAGCTATTGATGGCAAGGTCGCTAAGGCTGGCGACACAATGACTGGCGATCTGAATATCGCTAAGGCGACACCGATCCTTAATCTAAATAAAGCCGCGTCTGGACAGTATTCTGTTATTGGTGGTCAGAAGGGTGGCTTGCAACGCTGGTACATTTCGCCGGGTGATAATGCGCCTGAAACCGGCAGTAACGCTGGGTCCGATTTCTCTGTTCTCCGATTTGACGATGCGGGCGGTTATGTTGATGCACCATTGCTTATTAGTCGCGCGACAGGTATAGTCGACTTCCAATTCACTCCGACTGTCGATGGTACGCCAATTAGCGGCGGAGGTGCCGCCATTGTTAATTCCTTCGATACTCGTGCGGCTGCAATAGCTGCTACTATTTCGGCGTCGTTGCAGGCAATAACGATCGCTGGTTATTCCGCTGCTGGTGATTCTGGCGGCGGTTTGTATGTTCGTGTTGCTACACCGGCTCCAGCGAAGGCATGGCATTTCCAATCTGCCGATGGCGCGTGGTGGGAATTGAGGGTAAACCCGGTCCGTGCGGAACATTTCGGCGGCGGCGCAACCCCCATCAATTCGACAGCCGCTATAAATGCGATGCTAGACTATGCATTTGCGTTTGGTCCAGAATGTCAGTTGCTGGCGAAGCAATACGACACGAATGGTAATCACATCTTGAAATGGACCCACGACGTAAAAGGCTCTGGATCAATAGAAACACGTGTTAAGTTGCTAGCCGCCTCAAACGTCAGTGTATTTGT